GCCAGCACCAGGCAAACACACAATCAGATTGGTGCCGTACAAATTCAATAAAGAGAATCCTTTTATTGAACTTTATTTTCACTACAACATCAACAACAAAACTTACTTATCTCCGATGAGTTTTGGCAGACCTGACCCTATCGTTGAGTTTGCTGACAAACTTAAAAGAATGGGTGATAAGGAAGATTGGAAAGCAGCAAAAAAGATGGAGCCGAAACTTAGAACTTTCGTACCAGTATTGGTAAGAGGTGAAGAAGGTGAAGGTGTTCGTTTTTGGGGCTTTGGAAAAACTGTATATCAAGAAATTCTTGGTTATATGGCAGATCCTGATTATGGTGATATTACTGACCCAGAAAGTGGTAGAGATATTACCGTTGAGGTTGTATCAGCAGAAGACAGTGGTACTTCTTACCCTGTAACAACAATCCGTGTTAAACCAAAAGAAACTCCATTAGCAGCAACTAAAGCTGAGAATGATAAGTTTCTTAACGAACAAAAGGAAATTACTGAACTTTATTCTGAATTAACTTATGCAGAATTGAAGAATGTATTAGAAGGTTGGTTGAATCCATCAGCAGCAGCTTCCGAAGATGAGAAATCAGTATCCGCTGAAACTCTTTCTTCAACAGCTAAAGATGAAGATGAAGCACCATTTGATACAACTCCATCAAAGCCGGCAGCAGCACCAGCTAAGAAATTAGATGATGTGGCAGCAGCATTTGATGACCTTTTCAATTCATAAAATAAGTTATAAAGAATATGGCAAAAATTACCAAAGAGGTAGATTTGGCAGAAGTTCTAGCCGAATCCCTAAACAAACAATCAAAAGACCAAAGGGTAGCATTCTTCTTAGATGAAGATGGTGCACCAACAAATGTAGATGGTTGGATTTCAACCGGAGCATCTATGTTGGATGTGGCTATATCAAATCGCCCTTATGGTGGATTGCCTGTTGGTAGAATCGCCGAAGTGACAGGACTTGAACAAAGTGGTAAATCATTACTTTCAGCACACTTACTTGCCGAAACACAAAAGTTAGGTGGTATCGCTGTGTTGATTGATACTGAAAACGCCGTAAGTAGAGAGTTCTTAGAAGCTATCGGAGTTGATACAAAAAAACTATTGTATGTAGCAGCTGAGACTGTTGAACAATGTTTTGAGTACACCGAAACAATCATTGAAAAAGTAAGAACAAATTCCAAAGATAAGTATGTAACGATTGTAGTGGATTCCGTTGCCGCTGCATCAACAGAAAAAGAAATGGAAGCTGATTACGGAAAAGATGGTTACGCTACCGATAAGGCAATTATCATTTCCAAAGCAATGCGTAAAATCACTAACTTAATTGGTAGACAGAAAATCACATTGGTTTTCACAAATCAATTAAGACAGAAGATGAACGCAATGCCTTTCTCTGACCCTTGGACAACAAGTGGTGGTAAAGCAATCGCCTTCCACGCTTCAGTTCGTTTGAGATTAAAGAGTATGGGTACAATTAAAGCTAAAGAAAATGGTAACGAAAGAATCGTAGGTATCAAAGTAAGATGTCAGGTAGTAAAAAATAGGATGGGACCTCCGTTACGTTCCGCCGATTTTGATATTTTCTTTGACAGAGGTATTGATAACTATGGTGCTTGGTTGGCTATGATGAAAGAAAATGGAATCGTAAAACAATCAGGTGCATGGTATGAATACGTTGATACTGAAACTGGAGAAGTTATCAAATTCCAAGCTAAAGATTTCCCTTCAACATTGGAAGGAAATGCTGAAGTAAAAGAGCAAATCTATAAAAGGATTTGTGAAGCAACAATTTTACAATACAAAAAAGATTCATTGGATACTGATAGTTTGGTGACAGACTCAGAAGTAATCGGTGATTAATAAATGTTACAATTAATATGAAAGAACTATACAAAAAATTACTTAATGAGGTAGAAGCAGAACATGATGCCAACATCCAAAGGGTGAGGAATGGTAGAGTTCTTATCATAGATGGACTCAATACCTTCATCCGTAGTTGGACCACCAATCCCACAATGAATGAGAATGGTGAACATACGGGTGGAGTTATTGGTTCATTAAATTCAATCGGAAGTCAAATCCGCCAATTTAATCCTACTAGAGTTATCCTTGCTTTTGATGGTAAGGGTGGAGCTAAAGGAAGAAAAGAATTATTTGAAGGCTACAAAGCTGATAGAGGTAAAAATAGATTCAGAGTTAATCGTCAGTATCCTGATATGATGACTCAAGAAGATGAACAACTTTCAATGAAACGTCAATTTGTTTGGTTGAATGACCTGTTAGATTCATTACCTATTACAACAATGATATATGATGGTATAGAAGCAGATGACGTAATCGGACACATAGCTAAGCACGTCTTAGCAGAAGATGAAGAATGTTATATTGTTTCTACCGATAAAGATTTCTTACAATTAGTTGATGAAAAGACTTTTGTTTATTCACCAACAAAAAAGAAACTTTACAATAGAGAAATGGTTAAAGAAGAATGGGGAATGTATCCACAAAATCTTTTACTATTCAGAACATTAGATGGTGATAACTCTGATAATGTGCCTGGTGTAAAAGGATGTGGATTAAAGACTGTTCTTAAAAGATTTCCTGAATTATCAGAAGATAGAGAAATTACTTTTGATGAGTTCTTTCAACTATGTGAAGATAAGAAAGGAGAAGCTAAAATCTACGAAGATATACTTGCAGCTAAAAATGATGTGTTAAGAAATAGACAAATCATGCAATTGCAAGAACCACATATAAACACAAATACAAAGTTAAAGATTAATGACCGTTTTGCTGAACCAAACAAAAAGTTTGACAAGATGGATTTCATTAAAGCAGCTATGAAGTACAAAATTCTACAAAATTGGAAGGATATTAATGACTGGTTGAAATCAACTTATACAAATATTATAGTGAAATAATTTGGTAAAACAATTATTTTGTTGTATATTTGTAAATCATTAATATAAATGCACAGCGAAGATACATTACAAAAATACGGGCAATCATTTCAAACGAAAACTATTGCAGCATTACTTTCCGATGAAAGAATGATGGATACACTTTCAGATGTCATCCATAAAAAGTTCTTTGAATCGGAAGCTAATAAATGGATAGTTGAAGAAATTACTTCCCATCATAAAGAGTACAATAAAGTACCTTCGTTGGATGTATTCAAAGTTCAAGTATCTAAGCTTGATAATCAATCTCTACAAAAAACAATCGTAGGGCAACTCAAAGAAGTATATGGACAAATTGGTAATACTGATTTGGACTATATTAAAGATGAGTTCACCGCATTTTGTATTAATCAAAACTTAAAGAATGTAATCGTACAATCAATTGATTTACTAAAATCAGGCAACTATGATAAAATCAAAGAGTTGGTTGATAAGGCAATGAAGGTTGGTGTTGATTCTGATTTAGGTATGGATTATCTCATAGATTTTGAAAGAAGATATGATGAAACAAAGAGAGATACGGTGGCAACCGATTGGGAATGTATTAATGAATTGATGAATGGTGGATTAGGACCTGGCGAATTAGGAGTTGTGGTAGCACCTTCTGGTGTTGGTAAGACTTGGGTGTTATGTGCTTTGGGAGCAGCAGCTGTAAGAGCTGGAAAGACCGTAGTACATTATTCATTAGAATTATCGCAAGAATATGTGGGATTAAGATACGATACGGTATTCTCACATATAGCATCACATGAATTGGCTGATAAGAAAGAAGAAGTATTAACTGCTTTGAAAAAACTTAGAGGTAAACTTAAAATCAAATACTTCCCACCAAAAGCAGCAAGTTCTAAAACAATTCAAGCTCACTTAGAAAAGATGATAGCAGCCGGTAATAAGCCCGATTTAGTTATTGTGGATTACGCTGATTTGTTATTATCACATTCAAACAAATCAGATAGTACATACGCTGAGCAAGGTGGTGTGTACATTGATTTGAGAGGAATGAGTGGTGAGTTGGGAATACCAATTTGGACAGCATCACAAACAAATCGTTCAGCAATTGATTCGGAAGTTATTGAAGCAGATAAGATTGCAGATTCTTACGCTAAAGTAATGAACGCCGATTTCATTATGAGTTTGAGTAGAAAAGCAAAAGATAAATTGAACAACACCGCTAGGGTGCATGTTATGAAGAATCGTTTCGGACAAGATGGTATTACCTTCCCAGCGAAGATGGATACAACACATGGTACGTTAGATGTTTATACAGCCACTTCCGCTGATGGTATGATAGCAACTAAGGAAAGTGCCAATGGAGCCGAAATGGAAAGACAGCTATTACATAAAAAATATATGGAAGCAATGCCTGTGGGTAACAAACCACAGCAGGTTACAGGTTTAGGATAACAATTAAAAACAAAAACTATGAACAGTCAAGAATTATTTGAAAAGATGAAGGCTCTATTCACAACTTTTGAAGCAGAGCACAATGGTACTAAGAAAGTAAACAAATCAAGAGCTAGAAAAGCAATTGGTGAGTTGAAGAAATTAGTAACTGCGTATAAGAAAGCTTCAACAGAAGAGCAAAAGGCAGCATAATGATAGGGGAGAACTCTCCCCTTTCATTGTGTTATAATAGGGTGAAAATTTTGACACCAAAAAAAATTAAAAAAAGTGGATTTTTTATCCACAAAATTGAATCGTTTGGTGAGAGACCTTATATTTATTTTTTTATTTTCGGGTTTTCCTGAAAAAAATCAAACTCATCAACAATTAAATTTTACAAAACAATGGACATTTCAACACGAATTTTATCAGACATTACGGTGTATATGAAGTACGCAAAGTACCAACCGGAATTACAAAGAAGGGAAACATGGGAAGAATTGGTTACTCGTAATATGGAAATGCATATTAAAAAGTATCCAAACTTAAAAAAAGAGATTAAAGAGAACTATAAATTCGTGTATGATAAAAAGGTATTACCTTCAATGCGTTCAATGCAGTTTGCAGGTAAACCAATTGAAATTTCACCAAATAGAATTTATAACTGTGCATTCGCTCCAGCAGATGATTGGAGAGTGTTTTCAGAAATTATGTTCTTACTATTAGGTGGAACGGGTGTAGGTTACTCTGTTCAAAAACATCACGTTGATGCTTTACCTGAAATTAGAAAACCAAATGCAGATAAGACGAGAAGATTTCTTATTGGTGATTCTATTGAAGGTTGGGCAGATGCAGTATTAGTATTAATGAAAGCATACTTCTTTGGTGGAAGTAAACCTGTATTTGATTTTAGAGATATTAGACCAAAAGGAGCTCGTTTGATTACATCAGGCGGTAAAGCACCTGGTCCTCAACCACTTAAAGAGTGTTTGATTAAAGTAGAAGGTATATTAGATGCACATAAAGACGGTGATAAATTAGAACCAATTGAAGTGCATGATATTATTTGCCACATTGCGGACGCAGTATTAGCAGGTGGTATTCGTAGAGCAGCACTTATTTCATTGTTCTCTGCAACTGATGAGAAAATGATTAGTTGTAAGAGTGGTGCATGGTGGGAAACAAATCCACAAAGAGGTAGAGCAAATAACTCAGCAGTATTGATGAGACACAAAATTACTAAAGAGTATTTCTTAGACCTTTGGAAAAGAATTGAAGCAAGTGGAGCAGGTGAGCCTGGTATCTACTTATCAAATGATAAAGATTGGGGAACTAACCCTTGTTGTGAGATTGCATTAAGACCTTATCAGTTCTGTAACTTATGTGAAGTAAACGTAAGTGATATTGCAGACCAAGCTGATTTAGAAGCTAGAGTTAAAGCAGCATCATTTATTGGAACGTTGCAAGCAGGATATACCGATTTCCATTATCTAAGACCTATTTGGCAAAGAACAACTGAAAAAGATGCCCTAATTGGTGTATCTATGACAGGTATTGGTAGTGGTGCTATCTTAAAAGCTGATATGAAAGCAGCAGCTAAAGTTGTAAAAGAAGAAAACAAAAGAGTTGCCGATTTAATCGGAATCAATCCTTCAGCAAGATGTACAACTGTAAAGCCTGCTGGAACAACATCATTAACTTTAGGTACTTCATCTGGTATTCACGCTTGGCACAATGATTACTACATTCGTAGAGTAAGAGTTGGTAAGAATGAATCAATTTATTCTCACTTAGTATTACATCATCCTGAATTAGTGGAAGATGAATATTTCAGACCACATGATACTGCAGTAATTGGTATTCCACAAAAGGCACCAGCAGATGCAATCTTCCGTACTGAATCTCCAATTCAATTATTAGAGAGAGTTAAGAAGGTACATAGTGAGTGGGTTAAACCTGGTCATAGAAGCGGTAACAATACGCACAACGTATCTGCAACAATTTCTATTAGAGAGCATGAGTGGAAAGCAGTTGGTGAGTGGATGTGGGAAAACAAAGATTTTTATAATGGACTTTCAGTATTACCTTACGATGGTGGAACTTATATTCAAGCACCATTTGAAGATTGTACAAAAGAAAAGTACGAAGAACTTATGAAGACATTGCATGATGTTGATTTAAGTAAAGTTATAGAATTGGAAGATACAACTGACTTAAGTGGTGAGTTGGCATGTGCAGGGGGAGCTTGTGAAGTTAAATAAAGAAAGAGAGGAGCTGTATTACTTTGAAGGTAGTAAGATAGTGTTTACTCCACAATACCACATAGAGCGTGGCTATTGTTGTGGGAGTGGATGTAGACACTGTCCTTACGAACCAAAGTATGAAGCTGGAAATATAAAAATAGATAAACAATATAAACACTTAACAAATGGTAACGATTAAAAAATTTGGAGCAGAATGGTGTGGTCCTTGTAGAGCACTAAAACCTGTATTGGAACAATTAAAGACAGAATATGCGGGGAAAGCAACATTTATTGAATATGATGTTGATGACTCACCAGAAGAAGCGGTAAAATATTCAGTAACTTCGATTCCATTAGTAGTGGTTGAAAAAGATGGTGTAGTTCTTGAGAGATTTCAGGGATTATCATCTAAGATGGCATACTCAAATGCTATCTAAGAGGGCAAACTCATCCTGCCGCTAAACTGACAGATGAGCAAGTTCTAAACATCAGAAGATTATGGAATATGGGACACCGAAATGTAAAGGTGATTGCCCGTAACAATAAGGTTTCGCCGGCCAATGTAATGAAGATAGTTCAACGTAAAACTTGGGCGCATCTAAATGAATTTTGGTCTGGTAGTCTATGAAAGTAGAAGGTAAACAATATTGTGATATATCTAAGTTCTCAATAAGAGAAATCAATAAAAGTATTGCAAAAGATATTATTGTCAATAACCATTACAGTGGTATATGGACGAAGGTATCTTATGCCATAGGCTTATTTTATCTTTCCGATGAAGAACATTCTTTCTTTAGTGGTGTAAACGAAAAGTTAGTTGGGGTTGCGTGTTATGGTGACCCGGTTGGTAGAAATGCAGGCGCATCAATTTCCGAATTACTTCCTAGAGATGGTGTATTGGAATTGACTCGCCTGTTTGTATTTGATGGATATGGTAGTAACATTGAGAGTTGGTTCGTTGGGCAAACATTTAATTGGTTAAGAGAAAACGCACCACATATCAAAGCACTAATATCATATTCAGACCCAAACGCTGGACACTTAGGAACGGTATATCAAGCTACCAATTGGATATATCAGGGTAACAAAATCAGATGGTCAGATAGTTGGTCTTTCAAATGGAGTGAAGATGATGAATGGCATCATAGTAGAACATCCTATGTAAAGTACGGAACGAATGACCCGAAGATAATTCAGACAATGGTTACAAGCCCATTCTGGATTAAAAGAGAACCCCGTAAGCACCGATATGTGTATATTCTAACCAAAGATAAAAAGGAGAAAAAAGCACTCTTAAAATCGCTTAAACATGAGGTCTTACCCTACCCAAAGGTAGAGTTGGATATTATAGATGAAGTTTATAAGATGGACCCGATAGATTTGGTAGAATCAAAATAATTTCGTATATTTGTATAAAATTAATATATGGGAAGGTGGCCTGATAAACCAATTGACAAACCTACAAAGTTTGAAGTAACCTATAAAGATGATGATGGGTGTGAATCGGTTTGGAAGTATGACTTAAAGAAGTTTCCAAATGGACCGATTGAAGTAGTAAACAAATTCCCAGCTGGTTACGATAAGCAAATGAAGCAAAGAGCAAAGCTGGCTAAGTTGGAAAAGAAACAATCAACATTGGAAAAAGCAAAAGCAGCAAATGGCAAAGCTAACAAAGGATAAAGAAGGTTATTACATAATAGATAGTTGGGAAAAGTTAGAGGAATGGCAGAAGATGACTAACCTAACTCCGGCGGAAAAAAAGAAATTAAAAAAAGAGTTGGAAACAAATCCACCTAAAAAAGATAAAAAGAAGTTTTGGTAAATGAAAGTAGACGGTAAACAATATTGTGATGTAAGTAAAGTGTATGTAGCACCTATCGCAAAAAATATCGCTAAAGATATTATTGTGAAGAAACACTACACTCACGCTTGGACTTCTTGCCGTTATTCTTTGGGTATTTATTATAAAGCAGAAGATGCTACAACTTTTGATGGTGATAGACTGATTGGTTGTATCATCTATGGATTTCCTGTTGGAGCAAAAGCAGCAACTTCTATTTGTGAAGGATTAACAAAAGATAACGCATTGGAATTAACCCGATTGTATTGTGATGATGGTTATGGTTCTAATATTGAATCATACGCAATTTCACAATCGTTTAAGTGGTTAAAAGAAAATGATAAAGATATTAAGTTGTTATTATCTTATGCAGATGCTGGACAAGAGCATTTGGGTGGAATATATCAAGCAACAAATTGGATATATCAGGGTATTTCATCTGATATTGCCCTAATGCCAAATTGGGGTATCTCACTACAAAAAGACCCATATGATTGGATTCACAGCCGAACTGTATTTTCAATGTGGGGTAGTGGTAACTTAGACCACTTAAAAAGAGAAATTGGAAAGCAGGGGTATAAAGAGTTTTGGAGAAGAATGGAGCCACCAAAGCACCGATACATTCAGATATTAGCACAAGATAAGAAGGAAAGGAAACAATTGATGAAGGCTTTGAAGCATGAAATCAAACCTTACCCTAAAAATAGTGTAGATTTTAATACAGAAGTAGTTCATCACTTAACTACATACGAAGCACCTGAAGGGGCTGCAAATTTTTGGTAGTTCATAACGTGTTGATAATCAATAAGTTATAAAATATTTGGTAAATTACCATATTTTTCGTATCTTTACGAAGTAACAAAACAAAAAATATGCCAACTGTAAAAGTTAAAAAACAAACAATTCAGTTTGATTACAAAAGAAAAGGAAGTAAGATGTTCGTAAATCCAAAGCATCTTAAACCAAATCCGCTTAATAAGAAAATTTATTCGAATCAAGAAGAGGAACGTTCTACTCAAGAGGAAATTGCTGAAAGCTACAAAACCAGAGTTGAAAATGGTTTAACTCCAAATGAGCAACCAATTATTGTATATCCCGATGGTTTAATAGACGCAGGACATACTAGATGGGCAGCTTCAAAATTAGCAAACGTAGATTTGTGGTTTGAATTATCTGAATCGCCATACCCTGATTTTGAAAACAAACCATATAGTACTTTACAAATTGTTGTTGGTTCGAACATTTATCGTAAAATGACACCTTCTGTAAAGTTGAATGAGTTTGAAGAAATGAATAAAGCTTATGCTATTGAGAAGGGATATGCCAGGTCTTCAAAAGAAGAAGATGTGCATCTTAAAAAGTTAGGAATTGGTCGTGATACGATTAAGAAATTACAAGAAATTAAAAGAGAGCAACCAACACTACTAACATTGGTAGATAATGGTGAATATTCAATTAAAGCCGCATGGGAAGAAGCTACAGGTAGGAATAAAGTTAAAGTAGTTAAATCAAATAATCCTAATAGAGATTGGTCTGAAATATACACTAATGATGTGTTTAAGACAATTATGAATAGAGTTTCTAATTGTATTTCTCAAATGAGAGATATTAGTTATAAACTTAATGGAGAAAGTGTAAATCCATTTAATGATTTTGTTAAAGCGGCTGTTACTGCAAACATTTCTTGGATGATGGAAAGTATTGGTGCGGAAGTATTAAGAGGTGAAGGACATGACGTGAAATGTGCAACTGGACACCCAACCGATCCTGATATTAATCACCTTGATATTGATGATAAGGTAGAGATAAAGGTTACTAATTATGATGGACCAAATACAAAATGGAAAGGCGGTCAGGGTATTAGGGAAGGTCAATACATATTAGTTGCATATGATGAACAAATTGAAAGATGGTTAGTCATATTTACAAAACTAACTGAAAAAGATTGGAAATCAGCCGGACAAGCAGGTCATATATTACCTATTAAAAATGTATATGATAACCATAAGAAAGATTATGAAGTAGTTTATGGTGAAGTATATGCATCAAATGGTAAGCTTGTAGTACAATTAGAAAAACTTAAATAATGAGTTTTTGGGAAACAACTGTTAATTATTATAATGCTAGAAAAGTTTTAGTAATACCAAATATTACAAACTATTCAAATATTGAAAAGGACTCCTTTGTGGATGTCCTTTTCAATCACGTTAATGCCCTTAAAAGTTATGGTGAATATTTTTGGTATGTGGTAATGCCAAAGGGTAATGTATGTGCAAAGCTTAATACATTAGATAACGTTAAACAAATTGAAGTTCCTATACCTGGCGATATGATGAATCAGAGATGTTTTCCACCGGAAGAACTAATTGGTGTACTAAAGAATACTGATTATGATATTATCTATTCACATTTACCTGATTGGAATGTGGTTGGTAGATATAAAAAAACAACTGATACAAAAATAATTGGTTATTGTCATTGGTGGGAAATGAGTTATTGTAATGGTGTTGATAATAGGCCTGGTAAAGCAAAACAACTTTGGCTACCAAATGAAATATTAGGTGTATTACAAATGGATACTTGCTTTATCAATACACAAGACCAAAAGAACAAAGTTATAGAAGAAGCAAAGCAGTGGTTTGGTGATGATGTTCTAAAACAATTGGATGAAAAATTATGTGTTTGGAATTTGGGTGTGATGAAAGATAAAATACTTTCAGAACCAAATCCTAATAAACATAACATAATTGTATTCAATCACCGAACTGCTGGGTATAAAAACTACAATAAGTTTGTTGGTTATATGGAAGCATATAAAAAGCATAGACAAGATTTCAAAGTATGGGTGCCACAATATCAACCAAAGGATAAAAAGTTACCTTGGTTTGATACAACAAAAGAGGCATCCAAACAAGCATATTATGAAAAGTTACAATTATGTAAAGTAGGAATACAACCATTACAAACAAATTATGGATGGAGTGTATCGGCTACGGATTGTATGATGAATGGAACGCCAATGGTATTTCATAATTCAGATTGTTATAGAGAAATAGAACCTGATGGGTTATTCTTTAATAATCAAAAAGAATTATTTGAGTTGCTTGATAAGATATTGGATGACGATACTTATAGAAGTGAGAGAGAATTGGCAGCATTAAAAAGAGCAAACGAATTATCAGAAAACGATACGAAAATGTTTTCTGTATTACATAAAAAATTAAGTGAATAGATGTATCAAAACTGCTATTACCAAAGAGAAAAGAATTTAGTGCATATTTGGGATGATAAATTGGGATACCGCACATTCCCATATAGTAGATATGCTTATGAGAAAGCCGATAGAGGTGAGTATGTATCCCTTTATGGTGATAGACTTACTAAGATATGGAAATTCAAAAAAGATGATCCTGAATTGTTTGAATCAGATGTACCTGAAACAACACGTGTATTAGTTGATACATATACCGATTCGGATATACCTTCTGAAGGTCATATTACACTTACATACGATATTGAGGTTGAGATGGAAACCGGTCTGCCTGATATGGAAAAGGCAGAGAACGAACTTACAGCGATTGGTTTGCATGATTCTGCTACTGACCACTATTGGGTGTTGATTATGGATAAGGGTGGTAAGTTAAGTGAAAGAAAGACGGGCAATCGTACTGTAATTCCTTTCAGAGATGAGAGGGATATGATTCTAAAGTATTTGGAATTGTATGAGTATATTAATCCAACAATTGTAACTGGTTGGAACATTGATTACTTTGATACTCCTTACTTATACAATCGTATTAAAAGATTATTAGGTGCTAAGCACGCTAATAGATTATCTCCAATTGGTGAGTGTTTTTGGTCACCATATCGTAAGAGATTCTTTATGGCAGGTGTATCTTATTTGGACTACTTACAATTATATCGTACATACACATATTCGGAATTGGATAACTACCGATTGGATAATATTTCAATGAAAGAATTGGGTAGAGGTAAAATTGAATATAAAGGTAGTTTGGATATTCTATTCAAAGAAGATATTGAAAAGTTTATTGAGTATAACTTGATTGACGTTGACCTGGTTGTATCATTGGATAGAAAATTACAATTCATTGATTTGTGTAGAGGTATATGTCACGCCGGTCACGTTCCTTATGAAGATTTCGTTTACTCATCTAAATACTTAGAGGGTGCGATGCTTACTTATCTTAAACGTAAGAACATTGTAGCACCAAACAAACCTGCCGATAGACAAGAACGTATGGAAGCAATCAGAGAGAACAATGAAGAAAAATTCATTGGAGCTTATGTAAAGGCACCTATCGTTGGTAAATACGAATGGATATATGACTTGGACTTAACATCACTATACCCATCAATCATTATGACTGTAAACATTAGTCCCGAAACGAAGATTGGTAAGATTAATGATTGGGATGCTCAAAAGTTTATGAAGGGTGAAGTTGATATGTACACAATTGGTGATAGACAAATCACAAAAGAAAACCTAAAGAAACTATTTGAAGAAGCTAAATGTTCGGTAGCATCAAATGGTGTTCTATACAAAACTGATAAGCCTGGTTGTATCCCTGATATTTTGGATTTGTGGTTCAATCAGCGTGTTGAATTCCGTAAGTTGGAAAAGAAGTTTGGTGAAGCTGGTGATAAAGAGAAATATGCATTCTATAAGAAAAGACAGCTTGTTCAAAAAATCTTATTGAACTCCTTATATGGTGTGTTAGGTTTGCCGGCATTCCGATTCTATGATGTGGATAACGCTGAGGCGGTAACA